AAGACGCTCGTGGCGACGGAAACCATCGCCGCTGGTGCACCCGTCCGGATTCACACCGACGGCAAGTGGACGAACGCCAACGGCACGTCTACCACCGAAAACGATGTCTGGGGCATTGCCACCAAGAGCGTGATCGCAGGCGAGGCGGTAACCGCTGTTCGTCGCGGTCTCCTTGACGGCTTCACGTTCTCCCAGGCGTACAACGCCCCGATCTATGTCTCCGATACCGATGGCCGTCTTGGCGACACCGCAGGTACCGCGTCCAAGATCGTTGGTCGGGTTGTACCCGGCACGGCGACCGTCATTGGCGCGTCCTACGACAAGCTCCTCAGTGTTGAGCTGTAGGGAGGAATAAGCAATGGCTCTCTACGGATTCCACAACCTGCAGGACATGGCACAGGCTCGCGTAACCGGAACACTGGTCGAGGCGTCCAACGCCGCGATCAATGCAGCGGTTGCCCAGCACAATGCCGACATCACCGCCGCGCTGGCGATCTTCGCATCGCCGACCACGCTCTATACCGAGCGGTACGCGCAGATCAGCAACGCTTCGCTGCAGCCGCTTGACGACAACGGTCGGGCCCTCCCGATCAAGCCGTCCGGCTACTACAGCGTCGCGTATCCGATCCGCTCGGCCGGTTCGGCATGGGGTGCCAACTACGTCACCCGCGCCAAGATGACCGTCGGCGACGTGGAGCGGGCAACCGCCCAGATGCTCACCGCTGACGCCAACTTCGTGCGGGGTCAGATGCTGGCCGCACTGTTCGCATTCCAGACGACCACCTTCGTGGACGAAATGTATGGATCGCTGACCGTGCAGCCGTTCGCGCTCACCGCAGACGGCGTCACCTACCCGATTGTCGGTGGAAGCGCGGCAACGGACCAGCACTTCCTCGGACAGGCGAACGCGATCGGTGCCGGGGCGGACAACCCGTACCCGACGATCTACACCGAACTGACCGAGCACCCGACCAATCAGGGCGAAGTCGTTGCGTTCATCGCGACGTCCCTGGTTGCGACCACTCGGGCGCTTGCCACCTTCACGCCGGTCTCGGACGCCAACATCCAGGCGGGGTCCGGCACTGACGTTCTGGTCGGCAATCTCGGCGTGACCCATCCCGGCAAGCTCATCGGCTACGAGGATTCAGGTGTCTGGATCGTCGAATGGCCGATGCTCCCGGCGGGCTACATGATCGCCACCATGACGGACGGCGACCGCCCGCTGGCTCGACGTGAAGACCCGGAGCCAGAGCTTCAGGGGTTCAATCGTGTCGCCGAGCGTGACGACCACCCGTACTACGAAAGCCAGTGGCTGCGACGCATCGGATTCGGTGCCCGCAATCGCGTCGGCGCGTTCATGGTCCGCATCGGCAATGGCACGTATGACGAGCCGAGCGGCTACACCCCGCCGATCTAAACGGCTGAAAGGAGGGAGGCACGTTCGCCTCCCTCCAATCCGGAGAAATGAGACATGGCTACACGTGGCGCAATCGCTGACATGGAAAAGCAGGCACGAGACCGGATTGACGCGGCAAGCAAAGCGCTGGCCGAATCAGCCGGGATCGCTGTGCCGGTCGTTCCATATGAGGCGAAACCCGACATGCGGATGTTACGGCACCTGGAGACGCAGGCTGCGTTCCTGGAAGCGTTGGTCGCTGGCCCGGCCAATGACATCGCAGACGTGGAACTGGGCGCAGAGGTCGCACCCGACGGCGATGCCGTGATCGTGACCGAAGCCGTTGACGGTGAGGTTGCCAAGCCGAAGGCGAGTCGCAAGCGATGAACCGGGACGCGGCATACACCTATCTGGTTAGCCAGTTCAGCAGCGCGTTCGCGGACGCCGGAGTCGACTACAACGACCCGCTCGTTCTCGACCCGGTGATCGACGATGCGCTGCTCATGATTGGTGTTGCTGCGTCCGATCTGCCGACGTACGTGGTTGACGATGCCGACGTCTACGGGTACCGGAAGGTGCTGCGGTATGCCGGTCTCGAATCCATCTACTACGCGATCATGCACCGCACCGACGTCACCATCAGCGACCCCAACGTCAGCAAACGGCGCTCACAGGCCGTGGACAACATCCTGAAGGCACTTGACCGCGCACGAGCTGAGGCCGACATCTACCTGGTCGGAGAGAGCATCTTCCAGACCGGATCGATCACGTTCGGGCCGGTTACCTGTCCGGAAGGGATCGGTGTCTGGTGAGTCTCTTCACGGCTGCCGAAATCGCCGACATGCACGCCACCTACGCGGAAGCGCTGGTCGATACCTGCACGATCACCCGAGGGCTGACAACCGTTGCGACGGATGTTCCCTGCGCGGTCGTCAAGGGCATTCGCTCAACGATGCCGGGCGCGGCTATGGCTCCGTTCGACAAGCGGGTGGACTTCACCGTCTGCCTGCAACTCGGCACGGACGTCCTGACCGCTGACGTGATCGTGGTCGATGCGACCGGCATGCGGCTGCGGGTGGGGGAAGTCGTTCTCCCGGCCAGTACCTATGACCACGCCGTGTTCGCGGAAACCACACGGGAGGACGCCTGATGAACGTCACCGTCACTGTGAAGGGGACCGAGGACCTCGAAGGCAAGTTGACCGATGCGCTGTACGCAAAGCCGGTCAGCCGATTCTTCGGGAAGGCGGGTCATACGATTCAGGGCCGGGCGATGGACAACGCGCCACGCTGGGACGGCAACCTGGTCAACTCGATTGCGGTTGAGCGCGACACGGCGGTACCGGAGCGCTTTGTCCGGGTCGGGACGAATGCCGAGTACGCGGCCCCGGTGGAAGAGGGGAGCCGTCCGCACTGGGCACCGCTCACCGCACTCGCACCGTGGGCAGAGGATCACGGCATCGAGCCGTTTGTCCTGCAACGGCACATCGCGATACACGGCACCAAGCCGCACCCGTTCCTGCGCCCCGCGCTGGAAGACAGCGAGGCCGACATCCGGGGATTCATGGGGCAACTCGCGAACGACATTCGTGACCAAGCGAGCCAGACGCCATGAACAATCTGACCGCTGTCATCAATGAGATCGGGAAGGTGTGTCGGGATTCGCTGGATGTGGTCTACACGCCGGACAACCCGCCGACGTCTATCGCGGCGAATCAGTTCCCGGCGGCAATCGTCTACAGCCTGAACGGCGGATCACGACCCTACACCCACGATCCAAGCGTCCTCGAACGTGGAACCATCGTGGTTGACGTAATCGTGAAAGCGCTGGGCGTAGCGGTAGAGGAGTTGATTGCCGACGCGGTCACCCTGCAGGAACCGCTCGCACATGCGTTGTGGGCTGCCTGGTACACGCACCGGTTCGGCGGAGAGGCCATGAAACTCGGTGACGTGTCGTCAGAGCCAATCCGCTGGGAGGGGCCGATGCGCATGGACGGCTACGGCCAGAAGGCCATGGGATTCCGCTACCAGATCGACGTCGTTGTCCAGGAGGCGATATGAGCGAAGACCGCAACCCGATACAGGGCATATGGGCCGGACTGGTGACGTGGCAGTGTCCGATCAGCGGCTACACCGTCGCCGAAGAGCCCGGCATCGATGCCTACCAGCGGGTCAAGAACTACACCGAATCGATGTATCCGCCAGTGCCCAAACCAAAACCAACCAAGGTGGAGACACCTGAGCCAGTGAGCGAATCAGTCAGTACAGAGCCGACACCGGATCCGGTTGGCGGCAGGAAACGAAAGGAAACGGCGTAATGCCCAGAACCACGATTGCCGCCGTCGAGACGGGCGGTGGCTACAACTATGACGGCATTGTCTGCACGGGAACGGCAGCCGATACGTCCAATCAGAACCAGACGCCATGCACCGGGCGGGAGATCATCGTCGCCCGCAACTCAGGCGCGTCTGGACGCACCGTGACGGTTACCGGCGCAGCAACCAGGGGAACTAACCGAACCGCGTCAATCTCTGCCGATTCCATCGCGGCAGGGGTATCGCAGGTCTATGGTCCCTTCCCGGTTGACGGCTGGCGTCAGGCGGACGGGATGCTCTATTTCGAGGCGAACAACGCGGAAGTGCTGTTCACCGTTCTCCGGCTGCCGTCCGCGCAGTTCGGCACATAGGAGGGCGCTATGCCTACGACTGCACGCGCGGCAACCGGAACCCAGATTCAGTCTGGCGACGGCGCGACACCGACCGAGAACTTCACGACTATCGCCGAAGTGACCAGCCTTCCCGCGCCGGCACTCTCGACCGATACCGTGGACGTGACCGCGTTCGATTCGGGCGGCTACCGGCAGCGGATTGCCACCCTCAAGGACGTCGGCGAGTTCACCATCGGGATCAACTTCAACAACGGGTCTGGACACGATCTGCTCTATACCCGTTGGCAGGCGGGTCAGGCCGGTCTTGCCAACTACAAGATCATCGTGCCGACATCACCGACCGCCACGTTCCTGTTCGCGGCAACGATCACCGGATACGAGTTCGATCTTGCCCCGGACGGTGCGGTGACCGCGACCGTCACCTTCACGCCAACTGACGGCATTACCAAGTCCTAACGGGTGTCCAGGCGTCCCGGTGCTCACCCCAACGGTGACGCCGGGCACCATCTTCGAAAGGGTGAGATTCGATGACTGAGAAACGGACGTTCAGCGCAGCGGACGCGGGCCAGTTCCGGACCCGGAACCTGAAGACCGTAGACGCGCCGGAGTTGGGGGAAGACTTGCAACTCAAGGTGCGGGGAATGATGGCCGGGGAATACCTGGCCGTCACCAAGTTCTCCGAGGACCCGGCGATGGCCGAAGACGCGACGGCAATCATGGAGACCGCGTTCCTGATCTTCCGCAACTGCGTGGTGGATGACAACGGCGAGCAGGTGTTTGCCAGTCTCCCCGAAGGGGGCGAGCGTGACTATCCCGTTTCTCTGATCTTCCGGGTCATGGAAGCCGTTTTCGGACTGTCCAACATCGACCTCGATTCGCTTCCCGCTGATGTCCGCCAGAAGGTTCAGGACGCGCAGACGGACTACGAGCCGGACGCTGACGCGGGAAAAGACAGTACGCCGGATTCTGGGAACTCCGCTTCCGGCTAGCGCGTGATCTGGGCAAGACCGTTGCCTGGATCGATGAGTACATGACGGCACGTGAGGCACTTGAATGGCAGTTGACCTACGCCATGCAACCAGTCGGAGAGGACGCCGCGAACATTCGCACGGCGCTCCTGCTGATGCCGCACGTCGATCCGAAGCGGCGGGCGCGTACCGAACTGTGGGACGTCAACCCGCTGATTCCGAAACCTGCCGACAAGACGCTCAGCGCCGACGCAACCGTGACCGCGTTCGATTCGCTCTTCGGATTGGTGGATCCTGATGGGCGGACTGCTTGCTAAATTGCTGGTCGCGCTGGAACTCCAAGACGGAGTCTCCGGCGAACTAGACAAGCCAAGGAAATCGGTCAAAGACTTCGCCAAAGACATGGGCGCGATGGGGACCAAGTTCACCGCGACCGTGACGACTCCGATCGTTGCGGGATTCGCGCTCATGGTGAACAGTGCGTCCGACCTTGCCGAGTCCACGTCCGCCGTCGAAGCCACCTATGAGGATGCGGCCGGCACGATCATTGACGCGTCCGAGGATTCGGCCAACGCCGTCGGCATGAGCCAGCAGGAATACCTGGACGCCGCGAAGTCGCTCGGTGTCTATGCCAAGGCTGCCGGTCTCTCGGGTGAGGCCATGACCGATTTCGGCATGGACACGATTGGCGCTGCTGCCGACCTCGCCAGTTTCCACAACGCTGACCCGACCGAGGTTCTGGACGCCATCAAGGCTGGATTGACCGGCGAGACGGAGCCGCTCAAGCGATTCGGCATCATGATGAACGAGGCCAGCGTTCAGGCGAAGGCCATGGAGATGGGGCTGGTCGGGGCCAATGGCGAGATCAGCGAAGAGAACAAGATACTCGCCCGTCAGCAGATCATCATGGAACAACTCGGTCCGGCACAAGGCGACTTCGCGAAAACATCGGAAGGGCTGGCCAACCAGCAGCGCATCATGAAGGCACGGCTCAAGGACGTGTCGGCACAGTTCGGCAAGTTCCTCCTGCCCTACATGCTCAAGGCCACCAAAATCGCGAGCAAGTTGCTGACGTGGGTTGAAGGGCTATCCGACCGCAACAAGAAGCTCGCCCTTGCGATGGCCGGTCTCGCGGCGGCTATCGGCCCGGTGCTGATTGCGCTTTCGATGATGCTGCCCGCGCTTGCATTGCTGGTATCTCCCATCGGCCTGATCGTGATTGCACTGGCTGCACTCGGCATGGCCTACGCGACCAACCTGTTCGGATTCCGGGACGCGGTCAACGCGGTGGCAAAGGTTGTCTGGGAGATTCTGAAACCCATTGCCGCGTTCGGTAAGGCGCTCTACGACGCATTCACGTCAGGCAAGCCGGTCGCTGATCTGGTCGAACAGTTCCCCGGCATCCTGCAGCCGGTCATCAAACCGTTCCTGCTGATCGCTGACGCAATCGGGGATCTGGTTGCCGCGTTCCGGTCGGGCGGTCTGGAAGGACTGCTGAACGAATTGCCCGGCAAGATTCTGCAGATTGCGAAGGCGTTCTTCGATCTCCACAAGGCCGTGCTTGATCTGTTCCTGCAAGGGCTGGAAGCCGCATGGCCGTACGTCAAGGAGTTCCTTGAGAACATCCCTGGCTGGATTGGTGATGCAGTCGGAAAGCTCTATTCGGTTCTGCGACCAAAGGCAAACGATCTGCTGAACGGCTTCAAGGAGCGGTTGAACCAGAAGTGGTCGGAAACGCGCACATGGCTCAACGGTCGCAAGGAAGCCATTCGAACGGCATTCGGCGAGGCCGTCACCTTCCTCGCACAGAAGGGCACGCAGCTCATTGCAGGGTTCTTCACGGCGGTGCGCGACAAATGGGCTGATGTCCGCGACTGGCTGAACGGACGCAAGGAAGCCATCAAGCAATCGCTCGGAGAAACCATCGGCACGCTGCGAGAACGCGGTGAGGATTTGATCGACGGATTCTTCGGTGGGGCGAAAGCACTGTTCGGGGTGGCCGGTGATGGCAAGGACACGCTGGTTGGCTGGATCACCAAGATTCCTGGCTACATTCTGAACCACCTGACTAACGCGCTCGACGGTGTCATTGGTGACATTCGCGGAGCAGGTAATGACCTGCTCAGTGCGTTCTTCAACGGTCTCAAGCTCATCTGGGGCGGAACCGGCGGCGAAGAAGGCGGCATGGAGGGGTGGATCAGAGGGCTTCCCTGGAAACTAACGTCGGCCATTGCGGGCGCGGTTTCCGCTGCATACCAGTCTCTCAAGAACGCCGGGGCCGCACTCATTCAGGCGTTCTGGGATGGGGCGCTTGAGATATGGAACCGTATTCCGGGCCCGATCCGAGACCTTATCGGCAAGGCTGGTATTCAAGGAATGAATACATCCCCGTCGCTCACCGGCATGGGCGCATCCGGACTTTATGCATCCGGCTCCGCCGCCATGTCGAGCGTATCCGCGCCGATCACGATCAACATCAACGGCTACAACCGCGACCCGAACGAATTGGCGTCGGCAATCTCGCGTGAACTCAGACTGGCGGGTACCGCACTATGGCCCTGAACCTGATTCGGGCTGGTCGGTATGACCAGTCGCCGTCCTACTTCGAACTGGTCAGCACCGTCCGGCAGGGCTATCGCGTTACTGCCGATACGACCTTCTGGATGGCTGGCGTTGGCTGGTGGGGCGGTAAAGAGCCGGGCGGTTCAACTCCGGACGTGACCGCCGCGATCTACGCTGACTCGAATCGGGATTACGAGGCAATCGGTCTTTGTACTGTCGTTTCGACGGGCACGACCCTCAACGACGACGGGACTGGCGGTACCAGGTATGAGCGGGCGATCACGACCACCTACCTGCCCGGCGGGGGATCGCCACGGTCGGGCGCGAAGCCATTGGCCGTTGCGGGCACGCGCTACTTCCCGTCGCTCGCGGTCCTGAACGGTGTTGACACGCTGGAAGGCATGCGGCACTCGCAGGGTGGCGGCACGCAGCGCGTCATCTCCGACTTCGATACCCAATCATCTGCCGATTTCGACCCGATTCTTGTCGGGGACGCGGACGGCTACACGGTCTACATCTACGGTTATGAGAACGTCGCGCCACAGGCGCCCGGATTGGTGCAACCGTCTGGCACGGAGCAATCCCTTACCCCGCAATTCGCCGCTGCGTTCTATGACCTGAACGGCGACTACGGCGACACGTCAGGGGACGGGGTCGATTCGGGCGACGGTCTGTACCGCTACCAGATTCAGGTGATGACCGGTGCCGGTACCGGCACAACGATGTGGGACGGCACGTTCACGGCGTCGACCACCGAAACCAATAACGACCTCATGGACCGGGTGTATTCCGGGTCGACGCTCTCGCGCGGAACGACCTACTACTGGCGCGCGCGGCATCAGGACTTTGCCGGTGCCTGGGGTCCGTATTCGTCCTGGTTGTCGTTCACGATCTCGGCGCGCGGAACCGTAACCCTCGACGGCGCGCCTAACGGCAAGCAGCTGGTTGTGGCCGGAATCACCTTCAATGGCAAGTGGACGTCGCAGCAATCGCAGGACACCGACCGGGTACAGATCAGGTTGCTTGCGGCGAACGGATCGGTGTTGCAAACCAGTCCGGAGATCACGAAGACCGTCGTGCACGCCTCTCCGCCCGGTACGGCGTTCACGATCAACTGGGCTGACTCCACGTTCACCGACCTCAATTGGAACACGTCGTACCAGTACCAGATTCGCGGGCGCGACACGTCGGGACAGTGGTCCAACTGGTCGAACGCCCGCACGTTCTTCACGAACGCTGCGCCCACGATCCCGTCGCAGTTGTCTCCGGCTAACGATGCGGTCTACACGTCGTATCCACTGTTGCGCTGCAAGTTCAGTGATGCCGACGATACCTCGGCAGGCACGCTAGAGGGGCTGATCCGGATCACCCGGCCAGACCTCGGCACTGTCGACGTGGAGCCGACCTATAACAGCGGCACCGATTACTGGGAGTTCCAGACCACCGGTACTGAGCTCGACGAATACGGCACGTTCACGTGGCGGGCGACGGCCTTCGATGGGACGCTCTTCAGTGGCGGCGAGTTGCTGGAAGCGGACGCCTCATGGTCCAACGCCGCGACGTTCCAATACCTCGCGGGACCGGGCGTCACGATTACCGCCCCTGACGATCTGGACACGGTGGCAACGTCATCAATGACCGTGACATGGACGGCGACCGGGCAGGTGAACTTCCGGGTTCGGTTATACAACGTGGTCACTGGTGCGCTTGCCTACGATTCGGGAACGGTTGTCTCGGGGACCGGCTCGCACACCATACCGGCGGGCAGTTACCAGAACGACACCGATTACACCGTTGAAGTGAGCGTTACCGACGGCGTCCCGCTGGTTGGTGTCGCGACGATCACGGTCAGCATTTCCTACACGCCGCCAGACGATGTCGAGAACGTCTCCGTAACCACGATCGGTGATGTGGTAGCGAACATGGCCCAGGTCTCCTGGGACCCGACCACCTATCCGGTCGACGGCGATCCAGCATTCGCGGCCTATTCGGTCTATCGCACAACCGTTGGCGGTCCGGATGACGGGCGGGTCCGACTGGCTACAATCACCGACCCGAACGTAACGTCGTTTGTGGATCCGCACCCATCAAGCGGATACGACCACCTGTATGAGGTCGTGCAATCGGTGACGTCGGGCACCGACACGATTGACAGCGAACCAGTCGGCGGGACCGTCAGCATCGCGCTGGGACGATTCACGGTGCTCACCCTGCTGTCGAATCCCCTGACGTATCAGGCGTTTCTCAGCAACGTCACCGAGTTCACCGGCGGTGATCAGGATGACCAGGTGGTCTATCCGTCGCTTGGTGGTGGTCCGCCGGTCACGGTCTACAGCGAGGCCTATTTCGAGACGCTGCAACTGGTCGCGCAGGTCATTGCGATTGATTCTCTGACCGCAGAACAGGCGTACGACGGACTTCGAGCGTTGCGGCGCCAACTCGGAACCGTGTCGATGCGCAACGGCTCAGGAGACAAGCAGTTCATGGCGATCACCGGATTGGGCCGCGTGAAGAACATCGGCGACGTATCGGGCCGCTGGTACACGGTCACGCTTGATCTTCGGCAAGAGGATGTCACCGAAGGTGAGGCGGCTGGCTAGTGGCTATCACATTCGACGCCGCCAGTAGTGCCGACGGCACGTCCAATCCGTTTTCGTGGTCGCACACTGTTGGGGCCGGAGATCATCGGATGCTGGTGGTCGGCGTCTCGATTCGCAAGGAGTCCAATCCCCGCCCGGTCGTCTCGTCGGTCACGTACGACGGGGAAGCACTGACGCAGGCGGTCACCGAAGCCAACGATGGAAAGACCTCCGCTGACATCTGGTACATGGTCAACCCGCCGGTCGGAACCGCTACGGTCGAGGTTGCGACGGATACCGCGCCGACCAACATCGTAGGTGGCGCTGCGAGCTGGTTCGGGATCGATACGTTCTACACCGTCACGCGGGTTGGCGGCGACGCGGGCGAGTCAAGTTCCATTTCCGTTGACCTGCTGGTCGAGTCGGGGTATCTGGCAATCAGCGTCGCATCGTCGGTCTCGAGTATCACGGTTGCGGGTGATCAGACGCAGCGATGGACCGATTCCAACAGTTTCCTGCACGGTCGCGGTGGGTCGCAGATTGGTACGGGCGGGACGGAATCGCTCGCATGGACCATGGGCGGAACCCAGAAGTGGACGATTGCGGCGGCGGTCTTCAAGCCGTATGTCCCGCAACCGCCCGCGTTTACGCAGGTCACCGACGGCGCGCTCAAACTTGTGCCGGAACTCTGGACCGCGACAGTGGACAACGTCATGGTCGAGGACATCACCGACCTGTTGATTGAAGCCCGTATCGAGATGAACGTCGACCGGCAGATTTCGGGAGCGGCAACCATCAAGATTCGCAACCCGGAACGGGTCTCTCCGTACGTGCAATATCTGGCTCCATTCGTGACCTATACCCGCGAAGACGGGAGCGCGCCCGAACGGCGGCAACTCGGGCTGTACGATGTCCGGATTCCGCAGGGCGAGTACACAACCGTTCGCTCAGAGGCGACGTTCGTGGGCGAGGATGTGACCAGCCTGCTTGCCCAGACGGTGCTGACCGATACCTGGAACATCGCTGCGACTACGAACGTGCGCGAGGCGATGATCGATCTGATAGAGCATGCAGGCGTCTCGCGGTACATCCTGCCACCGTCATCGGTCACGCTGGCAGCGGCCATGAGTTTCCAGACCGGCACGCTGGTCATCAACGCGGTCAACCAACTCTGCAGCATGCTTGGCTGGTATCACGTCTCCGGCGATCTGCAGGGCAATGTGACCAGCGCCGGAGACATCCGAGATGCGTCGACCATGGAACCGCTAGCAACGTGGACACAGGACGATATGCGCTCGCCGACATTCGCCGTCAACCCGAGCGCCCTGCAGGTGGTCAATGTCGTCGTCTGCGTCAATACCAACAATGCCCAGGCCCCATTGACATCGGTGGCGCGCAATGACGACCCGACGTCACCGACATCGACCGTCACGCTTGGTCGCGAGATCAGTTATCCGGGCGGTCCGATTCAGGTAGCGGGTGAAGTCAGTCAGGCGCGGCTTGATCAGACGGCACGCAGGTATCTTCGAGAAGGGCGGAGCTTTTATCGAACCGGCGTCTTTGCGGTTCTGCCGACACCGGATGCGTTGCTTCCGCAACAGGTGGTCGACCTTGACTTGTCCGGAAGCATGGAACCGTTTTCTGGCCGCTGGTTCATTCGCACAGCCACCATCGGCATGACGCCAGCGACGGCGATCACGATGCTTGAGACGTATCAGACGACACTTTTCGATGGGTCGCCCGTATGAACAGCGAACGCTCAATACCTGTCCAGATCAAAGAGATTGTGCAGGAGGCGCTTGCCGAGGTGACGCCCTACCGCGCAATCGTTACCGGCGGATCGTCGGGCATGGTGCAGTTCCGCCCGATTGAAGCGGCGACCGGATCGACGCAGTTGTATGCCCGAATTGCCGGGTTTGCACTGGCCGTGTCCGACGAAATCATGGTGGTCGGGCGCAAGAACCCGATCATCTACGGCAAGATTCAGCGCGCGACCGCTACGTCCTTCGCCCTGACGGCTCCACTGACGTCCCAGACAAGCCAGGTGGTCACGTTTGGTCCACTGGTGCGTAATGATCTGGCCGCGAACGCGACGGCGACCCTGCAGGCCGGATTCTTCAACGATGCCACCGCGCTCTCGCAGTCCACCGGTGCGATCTACATTCCCCGCAATGGGGAGATTGTCGGCATCTATGCGACCACGGACGCGAACCGCACGTCCGGCACGGCCACGATTCAGGCGGTTGTCGATGGCACGCCGGTCACATTGGACGGCGGGGCCACGTGTGTAATCGACGGCACGAACACGCGCCGCCATTCGGTGCATGTTGCCAATGGTGACGGGGAAGACGTGACCGCTGGACAGCGGGTGGAACTGCAGGTCGTCACGTCGAGTTGGGGACCGACGACCGCGAACCTGGTCGGGTGGGTGGCGGTTCGGTTGGACTTCTAGCCTGACGTGATACCATAACCACGTTCCTTACAGACTGATTCGTAGACTGCCTGCACGGTGAAGCCGTGGCAGATACATTCGTCATGAACACGCGAAAGCGACCAACGTGAGTGGCGTTTCCAGACGGGCCGTTCGGCACGTGGAGCGGACCCCTCGGCTTCGTGTTCGTGCTTTGCCTGCGGGCCGCATGGTGGTTCTGGCGGCGAGCGCGGGGCAGGCCCGTGCCGTTTCTTGGCCGGGCGATTACCCGACTGAGCGACGGCATCGCAGCATTCGTCCTCCTGGCCAATACCTCGGCGGGCTGGATGATGCGCGCCCAGCTGGCCGAAGCCCGCAACCGGCGTCAGGCGATCCAGCTGGAGGAACGGGACAAGATCATCGCGGCGTCCCTGATGCTTTTGGCCGAGAAGGGCATCTCCCGGACGGACTTGGAGTCTCACGCTGGAAGCGTCGAATCCTCCGTCTGGTTGGGCGAGTTGATCACGCCGACGCCGTTGACGCCGAACTTGCCACCCTTGCCACCCAGTACATCGCCGAAACGGGCAACCATCCGCCGAAGCCGTCGCTCCGGTGGATCGGAGACGCCCTGATCATGGATCGGTCTTCGAAAGCATGAGTCTCTACGCTGCACTCTATCGACACCGGCGCGACAAGTGGCTCTGGCTGACCGCTGCCATCCTGCACGTTGCCGCGTTCACCGTCTGGCAGACAACCAGCGCCGACACCCACCGCGATCTTGAGCGGTGGTTCATCACGGTCGCGATGATCATGGCCATCGGGTTCTACGGCATCATCGTCGCCGCGTTCTGGGTGGCGCAGAAGACGCGGCTCAACAAGGCCCTCGCGCTCAACAAACTGTTCTGGGGCGTGCTGATTGCCGCGATTGGCCTGCCTGCCCAGACCGGCTGGTACGACCCGGCTCCGCAGTGGGTACGGGCCTACATCTGGGTCGGGTTGACGCTGACGATTTCGTGGGTGCTGTACGAGTTTGTGCATGCGAACTGGTTGCGGCGGGACGGCTGGCCGTGGGTCGAGCGGCGCATCAACGTGCGGCGAGACGCTGATCGCGTCCTGCTGGCGCGTCTGGAATCGGCGGAAATCGAACTTGCCCGGTATCGCGGGCAGTTCGGGGAATTGGAGGCGAAGTAGGTGGCAGCAGAGCTCGTTTTCGGTCGCGTCCCTCATCCTCCATTTGAGGACAGATACATTCCCGACTATCAGACGTCGGCATGGAACGACCTCGGTCAGCGTAACCCGGTTGGCACGTGTCGTCATTCCATGATCGGCAGTCTCGCCGGGACGGACAAGTGGTTCCGTAACGGCGTGCCGTCTGCGGCGCATCGTGCGACCGGGTTGACCGATTACGGCATCGGCGGATCGACTGATGGATCGTTGGACGGGGTTATCTGGCGATGGAACGATCCGCGCGGGAGGCGTGCAGGGTGGGCGAGTGGCGGCAGCGACGGACTGGAAGGCGACGGCATTGCGTTCGTCCGCACCCTTGGCGTCAATGCAATCAACCGCGACCTGGTCTCTATCGAGCGATCAGACGGCGGCAAGATCGAAACCCCACCGTCGGCAAAACAACTCGACTCCCTGATCGCGCTTGAAGCCTACTGGTTCGATCAGGCGGGCGTGCCGTGGGATACGTTCCCGAAGAACCCGAACGTCGGCATCGTCACCGATATGGAGCATTGGGAGTTCGCTACCAAGGCGTGCCCATTCGACCCCATGCGACGCATGACGACGGAGATTCAGCAGGAAATCCGCGACGTCCTCAAGTCCCATCAGGTCGTCATTGAACCCGCCGAGCCAACCGACCCGGTTCCGGAACAGCCCGAATGGCCGAACGGCTGGACAACGGACGAGCTCAAGGCGTGGTTCGGGCAGGTCCTTGAGGTTGACTTCCGCAAGCCGGAAAAGGGATTCACCCCGCGCACGTTCAACAAGGACGGCGTCATCAGCAACATGTGGGTACAGCGTGCCGTCGCGGAAGGGATCACCCAGATCAAGCGAATCCCCAAGCCGGGATACATAGCAATCACCGCCGCCAAAGACGGCACGCCGTGCCATTCATTCATCGTGCCGCGCTCCGGCTATCCCGATTGGGTTGCATTCCGGGGCGACGGGAACGATTCGTGGAAGTGGTTCCAATGAGTCTCGAACGCGCACTCGTCATCGCAATTCTGGTCATCGTGCTGCTGCTCGTTCTTGAGCGCGGCGGCTTCATCTGAAAGGTTCTAGACATGTCAGACGGATTAGCACGCATCGTTCGATCAGCACTGCAGTTGATTGCGGGCGGGGGTCTCACGGCCCTGTTCCTGCAGATCGCCAATGACGTGCCCGATTCATGGGCACCATACATTGTGCTGGTCAGTACGGGAGTCGTTGTCGGCGCGCAGATTCTGGTCGAGGAACTGACCGGCAAGGCGCTGCTCCGGAACGCATCACCGCCGGTTACTGCAATCGATTCGATCAAGTAGAAGGAAAGGACACACCATGGGGATTGCGACAGCAACCGAAACCAAGATGCTCAATCACGAGTATCGAACCGACACCTACACCAAGCCGACGAATCGGTACCTCGCACTCTTCGAATCCGATCCAGGCGAGGCGGGAACGCTCACCAGTGAGGTATCGACAAGCGGCTCTGGATACGCCCGCGTGGCGATCCCCTGCGACGACGCTGAATGGACGGCGCCGGCAGACGATGGCTCCGGTTTGCAGTTCATCGAGAACGCCAGCCAGATTGACTTCGCTGGACCGGTGACCGCTGACTGGCGATCCGGAAACCCGATTGCGTATTGGGCCATGGTCACCACAGCGAGCGGAGCGGGGGACGTTATCGACTACGGGCCGATCACGTCGCCCTTCGTTGTGCTGAACGGCAATACACCGCCAAGCGTGGCGGCTGGCGATCTCGTCATCAAGCGGGGCTAGTTCGCGCACGAGGTAGCCCGTGGCGATCAGCAACGCCAGAAACGGATACATCAACGGCTCCACATCCGGATGGGTGGCAAGGAGCCTGTTTGTTGCGCCCACCGGGGAGCGGTTCGCTCTCGTCGCGAGCACGTCCAGCAACGTGCTCGAAATGTACGAGCACAACTACGACGGTACGTTCACGCTGCTGGACGGGTCCAATAGTCCGGCTCACTCCAACTCCGCGCATTCCTACGACGGCAATGTCCCGTACACGTGGAATGGGTACATCTATGCGGCGAGAAGATCTGCGACAAACACCGTCCGGGTCACCCGGTTCGATACCAGTACAAAGACATGGGAATCGACTGACATCGGCGCGGCGAATGCGTCAACCACGGTCCATGCTGATTTCGGGATAGGCGTTGCGATCCGTTCCGACGGCGACGTGATTCTCGGCTACAGGGACACGGCCAGCAACGACATCTACTACACCCGCTACGAGGGCTCAACGTGGTCATCTGAAACGAACGTCCACTCATCGAACACGTCCATCCTGCTGTCGCTGACGATGACCGGCAACAGCGATCTCGCCCACTTCTGGTTCTATGAGCAAACCGCAACCGACGTTACCTGTCGTTCTATCGACAGCTCAAATACCCTGGGCACGACACAGGATGCAGACCTGTCCGTGTCGGCGATGTTCTCGCAGTTTATGGGCTACGTGAACGACGGCGGAACACATCGGATCGCCTCATTACAACGCGACAGCGGCGGTGAGGCAGACCTGATCTTCTCAACGTCCTCGGCAACTCCGGCGTTCTCTGTCACCAATGCGGTGTCACCAAGTTCGACGACTGATCCCGGATTGCTTGGCGGAACGGTCGTCCCCTTCCAGAATCGGTATCAGGCGATCTGGTCAGGTGACGGACGCGGCGCGATTCACGCGGATCGGTCGGACGACTACGCGAGTCCGGCGTTCGGCACCGACCGGGATGTCATCACCGGGCTTGCCAATGATCCGGCCTGTTACGCGGTGGCGGCCCCGACCGGCATCCCGGTCCTCTACACCGATCACACCGGGCCGTCGGTTGATCTGGTCTGGGCGCTTGGATCGCCACCGGCTCCAGGCATTGTTCTCAGCGACGGTGTTGCCAGCGCGAACACGTCAAGCGCAACCACCCTTGCCGTTGCCAAGCCGTCCGGGCTGGCAGACGACGATGTTGCCTACATCACCGTGCATCTCTCGAGCGGAACAATTTCGGCAACCCCGTCCGGGTTCTCGCTATTGCAATCCGATCTGACCCAGACCGGGTGTCGGCTCTACCTGTACCGCAAGGTCATCACCAACGCGGCAGGCGAACCATCTACCTGGGATTTCACGACCAGCAGCACCACAAGTTCGGGTATTTCCTGGTGGGCGCGTGGCGCTGATCTGACCACGCCGGAGGATACGGCAGTCAGCGTTGCCACGGACGCGGCGGATTCTGGCGGAACCACCATCACCGGTGTCACGACCACGATGGACGATACGGTCCTGATCACAATCACGTGCTTCAACCAGACCGGCACGAGCATATACGGGCCAACGCAGTCTGCCGATGTCTTGCGCCAAACGGCAGCATCGTATCGACGTCAAGTAGTTGCTTACGAATCGCGGCCATCGGCGGGAGCAACCGGCAACCGGTCGGCGATGTCGTCCACGGCGGGTGGACCGTCCGCCAACTTTGCATTTGCGATTCGACCGGCGAGTGCACCCACGGGCGGATCAATCGCCGGGTCATCGTCTGGCACCTCAGCGGCATCGCTTGCGGCTTCACATCCAGCGGCCATTGCCGGAGTCAGTAGCGGGTCCTCGGCAGCGTCTTTCGTTGTCCAGCGTCCGGTCATTGCAGGAACTTCGGCGGGAGTTAGCGCAGCATCGGCACACATCACCAACGACCCGGCTGTCAGCGGCACCAGTTCCGGACAGTCCACGGCATCGCTCGCGGCAGACATCACCCGCCCGATAGCAGGTGAGAGCACCGGCACCTCGGCGGCAGCGCTCACGATCTCCGGTCACCGTATCGCCGGGTCCTCGATCGGTACCAGCGCAGCATCTGCCGACGTCACCTGCGGCCATGGAATCTCCGGCAGTTCAGCGGGTACGTCGGACGGTTCGCTATCCCTTGATGCCGTCCGGACTATTGCTGGCACGAGCATCGGGCTCTCGGACGCCGCAGCGCAGATCGACATCGCCCGGCCAATCACCGGCAGCAGTTCTAGCACATCAGATGCATCGGCCAACATCGTTGCGCCGGGTGCCGATCCGGAAGTAGCCGGTACCAGCGTCGGCACGTCTCAGGCCTCAGCTGACATTGGGGTGGCGAATGCGATCAGTGGCACAAGCACCGGAAGTTCGGCGAGTTCGCTCGATGCACACGCGACGGGCGCCGTTTCTGGTACCAGCGCTGGTACGTCACTTTCATCTTTGGTCATTGCAGCCATCAATGCCATCGGTGGCACGAGCACCGGGGTATCCGATGGAACGCTTGACGCAGACAGTGAACGCCAGATCGTTGGCCTGTCGTCCGGCGTGTCCCTGTCGTCTACGGTCATCGCGGCGATCAACGCGATTGCTGGTGAATCGATCGGTGTCTCAGATGCGACGGCGGACATACTCGCCACCCCGAGACCCATCGGCCCCGCCACGGCCACCACCGACGTCGTCCCGGCCCTGTCTGCCACCACCGACATGCTTGCCGCCCTGACGGCGTCTACGGACGTCCTGGTGGCCCTGAGCGCCACGACGGACGTGTTACCCGCCCTGACCGCTAGCACCGACCTTATAGCCGCGCTGTACGCCACCGCTGAGATGATCAGCCAGGAGACACCATGAGCAATACAACCCCGGAGTTTCTACTCGGCACCACGCCGGAGTTTCGCTTGAAGAATCTGACCCGCGTCCGCGAAGGCACGCTGGTCGACGAGCTCGAAGTAGGGGAGTCCATCGAGGTCGTGCACAAGGACCCGGCAGGCGCGACCGTGGACACGTACACCGCAGCGCTGGGAGACATCGTGTTCGTGACGCCCAACTGGTGGTTGACCGTCACGACGCCGTCTGTTGGCGTGCACGTGCTGAATTGCGCCGCGGTCATTGGCGGCAAGCGGATGGAGTGGGATCAGACGTTCAAGGTGAAGGCTAACAGGTAATGGCGAGAATCCTATGCAGCCTCACGCCTACGAGCATGCAGCCGAGCGTTGCTTGCGTTCTTGCAAGTGCGGCACCGCCGCCGCCTTCCACCATTTTCGAGAAAGATATTGTCAGGCGTGTATTCATGGCCTTGCGGACAGTGGGTCTTCAATGCGTGAATGGCGCTTGGAGAACTTCCCCGCCGAACATTTTCCAAGTGGGTGACGGCTTCCAGATGATCGGGATTGACACAATTTCGATTCGTGCATCCTCTGGTTTTGACGTGATCTACCTCAAACCCTTCCTCAATTGGACCATTCGCCAAGAAGTAGGAGATTCGATGAACTGCGAAGGTATCCCCGTTTATCAGTGTTCGCGCATACCCTCTGTGAGTAGCACCCGTCCACAACCAGCAACCATCAGGGCTCGATGTCTTGTCTACTCGTTCCCAGAATCGATCTTGTTGTTCACGCGTAAGTTGAGGAATAGACTTCACTCGCACATCAGACTCCAATCTGATTGCCGCGCCGGGGGTGTTCTAGCACCGCTCGGCACTCTCATTTGTAGGCCTAAATTATACCTCACGGTGAAGGCGAATCGATGATCGTCGGCACCGAAGTCACCAGCGACGATTGCCCTGGCGCGACCGGGATTGTCACGATCCGGCAGGACACGGACAGCGAGGTGCTGATGCTCGTGTCGTGGGTGACGGCGACCGGCCAGACGTGCCTCACGTGGCATCGGGAGAGTGCGCTGGCAGTCACGGCACCTGTCACGATTCAAGGCGCGTGACAGTCACGGTGGGGTAGGATGGATGCCGGTTACGGGATATTTTGCACGTCTCAGCACACGTCAGCGCGGCTCAGTCAGTCGTTTCGAATACGTTGTACGTATCCACCTTGCTCCCATTTCTCCCGATTCTCCGGGCATTTTCTATTTGTCAGTTCCAGTGAATATCACGGACGTGTCACCAACCGTCTCAGAATTGGTCAATAACGCGGCAATCGTAGCAGCCGCCGCGTGATGCTGGTCGGGTTTGGTGTGGATGTAGACGCGGCTCGTGAACGCGACGTCGGAGTGTCCCAGCCGTTCGCTGACGATCTTCGGCGAGACGCCCGCCCCGTAGGCTATCGATGCGCCGGAATGGCGGAGCCCGTGCGGCGTCACCTCGGTCACTCCGGCCAATTTGCAATACCTCCGGATTGCATGAGCCACGGACGGGTTGACCAGCCATTCGTCGAACCGTTTGCCCGGAAAGACCAGCCCGTCTTTGCGCCATGGATGGGGAGATCGCGACCGCTGCCAGTCCTGGTAGGTCTTGAGACGTCCCAGCAGGTCGGGATCGATTGGTATCACCCGATTACCCTTTGCGGTTTTCACGGGCACTGAGACGCTCTTCTGCCCTATGCGCTGCATCTGGTGCGAAATGGTCAGGGTCGAGGCGGTCCAGTCGATGTCGTTCCAGCGCAGGTCCGCGAGCTCGCCGAACCGGATCCACGTTGACGCGAACACCCGCATCATCGTGCCCCAATAGAGATCATCGTCTGCGGCCAGCAGGAACCGGATCATTTCGTCCTGGCTGAGCGACACCGTCAGTTTGCGATCTCCCTTGGGTGGCAGCGCCTTGTCACAGGGATTGACCCGAATCAGTCCGTGGTCGACGGCGCGCGACAGTGCCTGCTTGATGGTTTTGTGCGCGTCTCGGATTGACGAAGGACGGAACCCGGCCCGATGCCTGTCTGCATACGCTCGGTCGAGGGCTGCGGTCGAGAGACGTTGCAGGGGGATGTCGCCCACATAGCCGCATACCCATTGGATACGACTGCCAACCGACTTGACCGATCCCGGCGCAAAGTCAGACCGGGATGCAAGCCATGATTCCAGGTACTGCCGGGTGGTCATGGTGGTGCGTTCGGGCGGACCGTCACCAGCTCGTGCCCGCGTCTGCATCTCATCCCGATACGCGCGCGCTGCCTTCTGGGTCAGGAATCCGGACTTGCGAGATTGCTTCCGGAGCGGACCCGACCCGACGTCAAAGACACACGCCCAGCGCTCCCCTGTCTCTGTCTGGTAGGCATACACGCCGGGATACCGATTCTTCTGCCTCGTCACCGTTGACCCTCCGACACATCTGGACAGACCCGAATACGTGACCTACTATCGCCAATGTGCAGGGTAGCACACGTGTTCTATACCGGAGGTTGGAATATGAGCGAACAGGTGCGGGTAACAGGTTCCGCGATGGTGACGCGGGCCAGTGGTGGCGAGTCGGCGGAGGTCACGGTCACGCTGGACATGTTGCTGACGGCGCGGGATGCGCTGGTCCGGATCGGCAGCCGGGCGCTGGGCACGAGTCAATTGCGCGGATTCACCCACCCGGTTTCGCTCTGGACGTTGGGGGAGATTGACGCGATGATCGAGGCGATTGTCTACGCGAACCGGCCTATCCGGTCGTACTTCAAGGGCGAGACGGCGGAGACGGCAACCCGATCGTCTGACCTGCTTCCGCCGCCGCTGGGCTACTCGTGGTGTCCGACCTGTCTCGGCTGCCTGAATCGCTCCCAGACCTGCCAGACGTGCGACGGGAACCGGGTCGTGCGGCGTGGCTAACCGGAAACCGTTCCGGACGAAAGAGCCGTCGCGTGCCCGGTTCCTGAAAGACCCCGGCGACGGAACGTATCCCTGTGTCGGGGAGGCCGTGCTGCACGTCACCCGTAGCCAGGAGTTGTACGACGGTGAGGGCAAGCGGTACGGCACGCCGCAATTCCAGTGGCGGGTCGAGGTGAGCATCGTCAACAAGGAGGGGCGGCAGGTCGGGATCGCGTACGTGCCGTTCGACGGTCTGTTGCGGCAAATGCGGGACGCGAGCGAGTAGGTCACGTCTTTGGTGTCCACCCCGGTCGATCTGGTGCGTCAAGGATTGCCTCGTTCGGGTTGCCGTCCTTGTCGAGAAGCGGGAGACCCGTGCGGTTGTCCAGGAGTTGCTTGTTCTCGGCGTCCCAGTCCCAATCGATTGTGATCTCCATTCGGCCAACTTCGCCGGGTGCGAGGCGGCGGGTATCGTCTAGCGGGGCGGGGGAGTCCTGGGGTTTGGGGGTGTTGGGGTTGGTCATTGAACACACTCGATTGCCTCGGACACGCCGTCGTCTGTGACCGACGTTTCGGCATCCGTTCCGTCCCCGTCGGGCCAGTCACTGAACTCTTGCGCAAGTCCATTGACGGCGAGAATCAACCCACCGCCCGCCTCCAGACTGTTCGATGCCCATACGCCAATCGTGTCGTCATCCATTCCAGGACCACTCAACCTGCCCGCGATCATGAAAAGGTTCTCGTAGTCGGATGACTTGACTGCTTGCCAGCCGGACGCGGTGATTCCCTCTTCAATGCCCGTGGCAATCCCGTCGCCCATGGCCGCAGGTACATTCCGGCAGCGCGACGCAGTCTCCGTTTCGGGATCGTCGTCGTCGCCCATGCTGGCAATGGCGGCAATCGCAATGACCGCAACAATAAGTAGCAGCACAAATACTCCGCACCCTTTGCCAAGTTTCTTCACTGGTTCCTCTTTCTGTCATCAGCTATCCAGCCGGTGAACACGCGTTCTGCTAACTCTATGCGACCGGGCTCCGCCCAATCGATTCGGTCAACCCACCCATGAACCATTGCCTTTGGTGAATCCAGGTCAATCGCTTCAACGTTGGGGCGGTGTCCTGCCTGCCAAAGCACGAGGTCAAGATCCATCCGTAGTGCATCAGCAATCACTTCACATGAAGCTGGGTCAGGAACTCGCCTCCCCAACACCCATTCGCTGACGCGGGCAGGTGTGCGATTGATCGCACGTGCGAAGTCGGATTTCGACAGTTCCCGCCGAATCAGTTGCCTGTCCAGCCATGTGCCAAACCTATTTTCCATAGCGTGAAAACGATAGTTGACAGATGTCGCATGTGCGATTATCATCGTCGCATGAACGAAAACACCCGCCTGATTGCAAGGCCAGAACTAACCACAACGGTCCGATCACAAGGGCGGCTCCAAACATGGATGGCCGGTCTGATTGGTCGAGACAAGACGTTCATTACCCACATGATGAAGGGTAAGCGCACGGTTGCATACGCCGACGCCCGGATTCTTTCCGAAGCGCTTGGGAAGGATGTTTTCGTGCTCTTTGATGTCGCAGATGCGACTGATAGCGTCGCGATTGAGGCCGCAGCATGACTACGTTCCTGACCGTCTCCGAAGCGGCGACCCGTGCCAAGTGCAGCGTCGCCACGATCAACCGGGCGATTGCGTCCGGCGACATCGATCCGCGCTACGTCCGCACGCTGATGAGCGAGAAGCGGATCAGCAGCGCGTACTTCGATGACACGTCCATCGCGGGCAAGCCGCAGGTCGTGATCCTCTCGGACAAGCAACTTGAGCGTCTGGCCGTCCAGGTCGGCGACGAAATGGCGGCACGGCTGGCACGCGGATTCTCTGCGGTCGGCGACAGGGGAGTAGCGTAGATGTCTGACGTCCCCTGCCCACGCTGCAACACCTTTCTGATCTGCAAGGCGGAATGCGCATACACGTGCCCCTCGTGCGGCTACGTTTACAGCCTCCCGACCGAACGCATGCACGAACTGAACGACGCGATTGCGGCGGTCACTGCTAACGAGACTGACCCCAACGACAGCTTTGTGTCCTACCTGCTCTATCTGGCGACGTTGACCAGCACGTGGAACGACGAGGCCGATCAGCCGGAGGACATGTATTTCACCTCGGTTCCAACCTGGACCAAGCCGATTGATCTGCTGGTCTGGGCTCATTGGGACACCCGGCGGGCTGAGCTCGCAGAGACAGACAGAGAGGCAGCGTAGCCATGACACACCGACGTGTTCCCGCAGACACGAATCCCCGCATCGTCCACTCGATTGACTCGGAGGACTATCTGCTGTTCTTCCGGGCTCTGTTCATCAACGTGCCAATTGGCGTGGGGATGTGGGTAGGTGCAATCGCATGTTCGCTGGCGTTCTGGAACTGGTTGGGCAGGTAGGCAGTTATGGGCTGTTTTTTGTGGCCGGTTCACTCTGCTGCGCGGCGGGGTTCTTCCGCCCCGACATTGGCGACTCACAAGACGATCCCCTCGCAGGAGCCGATGGGGCAGGCGGGCAGGAACAGTCTTGTAAGGAACACAAGTCTTGACCTCTCTCGTCCATCGGCTCCTGCGGCGGGAACGTCCCTCCGCCGCCCCGATTTTGCTGGCGTGCTGACGCTGGCACCACGGCTGGGCGAGTCGACACGCCCCGCCTGTCCTGCTCCCGTTTCTGGGTGCCCAACGTCAGGGGCTGGGGCAGGACAGGCGCTCACGTACGAGCGCCGAATGGTCGTATCTCGACCCGTCGGTCTTCTACCCGGCGCACACATGGCCGGCGCGACAGGCGCTGATGGTGAGGTGTTCCCAGCAAAGGTCAGAGAGATACCCGCGCACGTTGCGCACACAGTCCAAACGCCTGCGGGGGTTGGTACACAGGCCCCCGCACCCCTGGACGCCCAGATGATGGGGCAGCAGGCACATTCCGATTCCACCTCCGTCGGCCGTGTTGGCACCAGGCCAGTTGACCAAGCGAGGCCAATCGCTGTCAGCCGAGTCGGGACTTGCCGCGGTAAGGGAGAGGCCAGGAAAGCATCTGGTCCATACGGGCTGGCCCCCTGTGTGCTGTTGTGCCCCACCATCTGTGCGTTCCCCTCCCGTACTTCCGATGACGACTTGCAAGACGCGCCGCTCTGTGAAGGCGGCGACGGAGTTCCAATGCTCCGGGCGAACGTCTCAATCGAGTCGTCATCGGAGCGACGGGCTCCATTGAACAGGTCGCGGCATGAGGATGTCGTGATTCAAATCGCGCGGATGGCCGCGCACGTGAAGGGGGCGCTTGGCATGGGTCAAGCAAAGGTTATTTCAGTGGACGCGGTCCAGGCGATGGACACGTTGCTGACGATCCAGAGGGAGGTCACGGCGGACGGGATTGTCACGCCAACGGAATTGCTGCGGTTGAACCGGGCGGCAGACGACGCGCACGGCAAGGTGATCAATGTGCACTGGCGCGTGAAGCTGTTGGCGATGTTCACCCGCGATGTTCAGGACGTTCGCAACATCGAGGAAACGACCAGCCGGAATGGAATCCGGAACGGGTTGCGGTTACTCGATCCTGTGACACCACTGGATGCCGCATAGCGTGAACCAGACGGTTGCCGCCGTCGGGGTCACTGAGTTGGGGAATGGTGTGCTCATGTTAGCACGACGACTAAATGGCCAGACGGCCGAAGGAACATGGTGCAGATGGTTACGTTGAGCAAAGGCGGAAGTGGCGACGGTGATTACGAGTACATCACCAGCCAGCGCGGCAAGCTGATTCTGAAGACGATTCCGGGTGCAGACTTCGTCGTCCCGGAAGAGGGGATGTTCAAGAAGCTGGAACTGTACGCAATCGGAGCGGACACGTTCGTCAGCAAGGGGCAGTTTGCCAAGGAGAAACGGTCAATCATCATGCGCGTCCTGGACGACGGGCATGAGAACTACAAGGAGTTGATCAAGACCACGATCAACTACACCCACTCGGCAAAGGGGCTCGGTGAGAAGACGTACATCGGACAAATCTTCACGGCAATTCTCGGTGAGTATCCGGACGGCTACGACATCGATGATCCGAAGGAAGCCCCCGACGATGATGAGTTCTGGAATCAGGTTCTCGGTGGCCAGTTCCAGGCAATCCTGACTGTCTCGGACGACGGTCTCTACGTCAACTTCGGCAAGGATTCCATCAAGGCTTGCAAGAAGTCCGCGCCGAAGCCTGGTAACTCCAAGAAGAACGAACTGATTGACGACGACGAGGACGTGGCAGACGCCGCATAGCTCGATTGCTCATCCGTGGGCGTGGCACCCGCTGCGCCCATCAATGAGAAATCGGCAGCAATGGATTCAGGGATAGCATGTTTGAACCGGTGACACTCCCAGGTGACATGACCGTAGCGGAATCGCTTGCCGCGATTGGTATGGCGGATTTACCGGATTCGTCGGTAATGGTCATGAGCGTTGAGCGAAACGTCATCAAGCATCACTGGTTGACCAGCAAAGACCTTCCAGATCTCTATAGCCCTGAAGCCTTGTACGTTGCGTCGGGGACGTTTACCAAGGGCACCCTGAGTCGCAAGCGCGAAAACCTGCAACGGATTGTCTGGCTCCCGTTTGACGCTGATCTATTTGATCACCAGAACGTATCGCCCGATGAGCGAGCAGATTTTCGTGACATCGAACAGGAAGAGATCGACGCGCTTATCGTTCTTCAGCAACGCGAGCTGGAAGATGCGTTCGCTCGAATTGACATCCCAATCCATCGAATCGACTACACCGGCTACGGGTTGGCTGCGTACGTTTACCTGGACGTGGATGACCAAACACGGGTTTCGGATGCGATAGACATCCACAAGGCGATCGTAGAGCAGATCAACAGTAACGCCGGTTATCACCTGATCGATCCGCAGTGTGTGGATCCGGGGACACGTGTCACCCGCATACCTGGCAGTTACAACAACAAAGGTTCAACCCCTCGGCAAGTACGGACGATTCGCTACGACAGAGGCGCAACGGCCCCGCTTGGTGGTCCGGGGAGGTCTTCACGGAATCGTCCAGTTGACGTCCCTACGGATGGTCCGGGTCTGTCGGATGACCAGTTTGACCGGTTGCTTGCAGTTGCGGACCGGTCACACGTGGATGGTCAACGTCATGCGATGGGCGTGGCAATCTCCGGATGGCTTGCCAAGAGTGGTGTCCCGGAGAATCAGGCGAGCGCATTCATAACAGCGCTAGCTCGCAACGATAAGCGCCCATCTGACCGCACGAGAGCGGTCAAGACGTCGTATGACCGCATTCGTTCTGGTGCTCCGGTTCAGGGATACACGGCACTTCAACGCTTGGTTCCTGCCCAGGACCTGGCCCTGATGGTTTCCATTATGGACGGATTCCGGGATCGACCCCGATCGGGGAAGGTCACGCTATCGTCCTCAATATCTCTTGCAACCCGAACAGACGGAAATAACGGACCAACATCTGAGTTGAAGATTGCACCGTTCCCCGAGGAATGCTTTCGCGGTTGGATGAGCGATTACCGTGACATGGTTGCACCGCTGTGCGGATCCCCTGATCAATTTCATTGTGCGGTCGGGCACGTGCTTATCGGTTCGACGATGGGCCGCTTCGTGGCCAATCGCTACGTCTCAAAGAGTGTCTACCCGAACGTCTACGGGTTGCTGCTCGGACCGGCTGGTTCGGCATTCAAAGACAAGGCGATCGAGATTGCACTCGAATTGCCAACCGCACTTGGCTACGACCCGCAGACCGGAAACAAGCGACTTCACCTTCCACCGTTTGCACTCACGTACGACGTGAGCAGCGGAGAGGCCATTGTCAGCACCCTCAAAAAGCATGCCAACGTTCTGCTCTACATCACCGAGTTTGAGGAAATGATCGACAAGGCGAAGCGACAGGGGACGACCATCATATCGACCCTGACAAAAGCCTGGAACGCACCACCATCAATTCAGAACATCACCAAGCGCGAGGAGATCATCGCTAACGAGCCGTTCCTGAATCTGATCGCTGCCGTGCAACCCGGTGTACTTGCCGAGAAATTCACACAGGCAGAGATCAATAACGGCTTCGCCACCCGCTGGTTGATTTTTCCAGGCGACGGCAAGCCCGACGTGCAGGAAGACCCACCCGACATCAATGAGCAAAGCGCATGGGAGCTCTATAGAGATCTGATTGATATCAGGCAACAGTACGTTGAGCGTGCTGAGCGGATAGGCCGTGAAGTACGGCTCGACCTGACGCCGCAAGCCAAGGACCTCTGGACGGAATGGTTCCGGAAAGATCGCGTGCGCCCTATTCAAGAAGAGGACGTGAAGGCGATGAAGTCTCGCCTGTCTCTTCACACACGAAAGGCGGCACTGACCTACGCCATTGCCGACGGCGCATGGGAGATCAACGATCAACACCTTGAGGCTGCCATTGCCCTCATCGAATGGTGCTGGTCGCACACCGTCGAGCTGATGAAATCGTGGGGCGCAACTCCTTGGAACGAGCTTGAGCTGAAGATCGAGCGAACGCTTGCCAATGGCCCGCTGAGACGTCGAGACCTTCAGCATGCAACTCGTGGCCGCAGATGGGGGAGTCGTGAGTTTGCCCAGGTGGTTCGCGCCATGATCGAAAACGGAACCATCGACGTTGATCAGGATGGTGTTCTTTCATGGTCTCGATAAATCCTGATTTGTGGTACGGCGTGGTACGCCAAAACACGGGGGTGTACCACACAAAAAACCGCACAGGAATCAGGGTTTTTGGCAATTCGACTCGTGTGGTACGGCGCAGCGCATTTGTCGCTGTGAAATCGATTGATTGCACGCACCCCGTACCACAACGCTTGAAATTGCCAAAAACGCCCGTAACTACGCCACTTTTGGTGTGGTACAGGGGCGTACCACACCGTTGTTTTGCCGTACCACAGAGTTCCACAAATCATGGTCGATAAGTACCGACGGCCGAAGCCGAAAAAGGCAGCGGACCGCAGGGACCCGATTGCCGTTACGGAGTCACCATGTTGCGGACGGTGTCAGTTTTGGAGTGTTCCGCAATTTTCTGATGTCGATCCGTTTGGAGAATGCGGACGAGTCGTTTGCACAACATCACGTGTGAAAGACGTTCCCAAGGGGTCAATGGTGACGCTGGACGAGTTGCGGATGTCTGGACTCAATGCCAGCCATGAACCCATGCGGACGCGGTCGTGGGCACCGTCTTGCCCGCTCTACGCGGAAGGCGCCGCATTTGTCCGCCATGACCAGTTGAGCAACCCGGAACCGGTTGAACGTCGTGAAGTGTTGACCTTGTCTCTGCAACCCCGGTTGATGGAAGAGGCCCAGGAGGATTACGTCGCATGAAGACCACGGCCATTGTTTTTGGTTCGCGAACCTACGCGCCCCTGAGAGACGTAACCGCGTTCGTTGAATCGCTCCCCGTTGACGTAACGATCGTGGCCGTCGGTTCAACCCTCGTGGCCGATACCGCTCGAGAAGCTGCTACCGCTAACGGGCGGCACGTCACATCGATTCCACTGTCCACGAGCGCCGATGAGCTCTTCGACGCGGCTGATCAGGATGGGGCCAGTGTCACGGTCTTCGCAGCGCTGGATCCGGAAACGAAAGAGATCACTGATCGCACTGGCGCGCTGATCACCATGCTCAACGAACGAGGGGCCACCGTAGAGGTCCGGCAATCGATCCTGAATGCAGCCCAGGCGTCCCGTTACCACCGGGTAGAGGTTGAATTGCGGAAGTTGATTGAAACTCCCGACGCACGTCGGACCTATCGCCTGAAGCGTCTCACGGATGCCGGGATTGAACTCTGGAAAGCGCACGACGCACTCATGGAGTGGATGACCGAGAACGACGCAGACCCTACATTGCGGTCTGAACTCTTCCGTCAGTACCTTGATGGTGACGTTGATCAGAAACTGGTTCAGGAGGTCAACACCGGCTGGAATCAGTGGGAACGAAACTATCACCGCTACCTGGTGATTGCAGACCTCTTGAACGATGCCAAGACGGCTATTGCTGACGAGGACTACGTTCGAGCTGCGTTCAGGGTTGCCGCCTGATGGTTCGCCTTGAGAAGCGGAGAGCAAAGACCTACCGCTACGTTCCGGACAGGCCACCTGACGGGTACACCGTGACCACTGATGACCTCGTTGTCCCAACGGCATATCCGACCAGCTTCATTGAACGGCAGTTCGCGGTGATCGCCCGTATCCACGACGACATTGAAGACGCCCTGAGCAGAAGGCGTCGCATAGTTGAACGGCTCTCTGACCCGGACCTGCTTGACGCCATACCGTCTGGCGATCGGCGCAGACTCGAGGCGGAAGACCTTGTTGCCCAGATTGATCAATCGATCTGTGACCTTCGGTGGGATGTCATGCAGCGATCGTGCCGAGTCGGCACGGCTGGAGTGGTCCTCTCCGACGACCGGATAAATGAGATCGGACGTCGGCATTCGATACATGATCCGCCAATTGCCACCGTCATCGAACACGTTCCAGGAATCCTGACGACTGCCACGTGGCAACGTCTAATAGCGGCAGCTTGTCCGTTTTGAGGAGGCTCAATGCCTACAGCGTCCAAAGGTTATGAGGTTAATGGCAAGAAGGTTCCGTCTGTCACGACGGTGATCGGGGTCGGGCTCGGTGGATACAGCAAGGACGCCCTGATGGCGTGGGCAGCCAAAGAAGCAAGAGAAGGGCGTGATTACCGCCAGACGCGCGACACGGCAGCTAACGTGGGTACAACGGCCCACCTGCTGATTGAAGCGTTCCTGAATGACACAGACGCCAATCTCGACGGTATCCCCGACGATGTGATTGCCAATGCACAACCGGCGCTGACTGCGTTCATGGAGTGGTACGGACAGAATGACGTCGTGACGCTCATGCAGGAACGGCAATTCACCAGCAAGAAATACAACTTCGGCGGATGCCTCGACGCGGTCATTCGACTGAATGGTGTCCTGACGCTTGCTGACTGGAAGTCGTCGAAGGACATCTACGGCTCGATGGTTGCCCAGATCGGCGCCTACTACCAGCTCATCCGCGAAAACCTTCCACGTCCCAAGTGGCCGCAGCAGGCAGTCATAGTTCGTGCGGGCAAGGATGGGGTGATGCGATCCGTCGAACTCGACGTCGCGGACCTGAACTTTGGCTGGGAGGTTTTCCAGGCGGCGCTAGCAGTCTATAACGCCCGCTATCGATTGGACGCGATGGTCAAGGCCGAACCGATTCAGCGAGTTATCCCAGAAGGCAAGGTGACATTGCGACGGGTTGCCTGATGATTCTGTAGCCAATTGACCGCAGGTAATTTGCCTGCTACGATGCAGACACATTGGAATCTGGACTGGAGATTTCGCCATCGAAGGTCCTCCCACTCTTATCCATTTTGGGAGGATGTTCCGATGGCGTTTCGTTTGTCTGTTTTCAGTTCCGCGCTCATCTTTGGCGCGGCCACCTACCTTGGCTGGCGGCACATGCATCGCCGCCTCGCTGCCCACGACGCCGAGATCGATCGCGTCCACAGCATCCTGAAGGACCACGCGACCCGCGCGGCGGTCGTGGGCCATCGGGTCAACGCGATCCAGATGCGCCTCTCCGGTATCGACACCCGCAGTCAATTGACCGCCCGTCGCGTCTTCGCGGATCGGGTGGTGGTGTGAACACCACCCTTCCCCCCAAGCGCAATGCACGCGGCGAGACCAGGTGCGCAATCTGTGGCGTCTACAAGGCCGCTGACGCCTTCTACGCCTCACGGCACCATCGCAGCTACTGCATCGTCTGTGAGCGGTCCTACGCGCTCCAGGTGGCGAATCATCGCTACCGGACGGATCCCGAATACCGCGAACGGCACAAGGCGGCTGGCTGCGCACGGGCGAAAGCGCGGTCACGAGAACACCAGGCATCGTTGAGCGAACGGCGGGACATAGTCCAAAACGCCGTTACGACGCTGCGCGAACGCGGTCTGGTCTATCGCGAGATCGGTGAACTCTGCGGGGTCTCAATGGCGGCAGTTGAACTGTGGGCGCGCGGCGACGTGATCCCGCAGGAAGCGGCCGAGGCGCGCGTGTTGCACCTGCTGATTCTGACGCACGGCTTTCCGCCGATGACCCGACCGCGCGGGGTCTACGCGATCCAACACCCACAGATCGAACGCTTGCGGAAGGCCATGCAGCCGGTGCTTGCCGCCAATCCGCTGTACGCGAACGCAAAACGAAAGGCAACCGCATGACCCCCACCGGGACCACGCAGACAGGAGAGACGATGTACAAGGTCTTGAGCCCAGGCCACGGAAGCGCCCACGGCGGCACGTTCGCTTGGCAGAAGCACCTGCCCAAAGGCACGCGCCCCGGAACATGGACCCCGGACGTAAAGCGTGTGCACGTTTGCAATCGCGGATACCACCTGACCACCGATCCGATGAAATGGCCCGTAGTTGGAATGCAGGTGTATCAGGCTGAAGGACGAGGCACAGCGGACACCAGAGACGACAAGACGGCATTCACGTCAGTTCGGCTAATCGCCCCTGCACCCGAAACCGTTCCCGACTGGTGGCATGCCGTTGAGGACTTCGTTCGCGAGATTCCGACAATCCCGTGGTTGACTCCGCAGACAGAAACCTTGCCAGACGAAATTGACGGCGTGCAGATTCACCTTGTGGATACACGGGCCGCAGCATGGGACGCAGCACGGGCCGCAGCATGGGACGCAGCACGGGACGCAGCATGGGCCGCAGCACGGGCCGCAGCACGGGCCGCAGCACGGGCCGCAGCACGGGACGCAAGTTTGTATTCCCGCACCCTCGTCTGTTCTGGACTGGACCTTGACCCGAAGCACATCAACCATGCCCGTGTCCGCATGGAGGTTTGGCGGCGGGGGTTCGGGGTGAGATGCGACGTTGACGGCGTTCTGTATTGCTATCGGAGGCTCGCATGACCGACGAGAAGCTAGCCGCCGTCGCCGCCCGGTTGGAGGCGTTACTCCGATTCCCGAACAGTGTGCATCCAAACGGTGAAGGCCTATCGGTCTGGGACGAGGGCAGGCACGTGTTTGTCCCCTGGCTCGACGTTGCCGCCGACGTGGTTCAGGCGGGGGAGCAGGCGGAGTGATGGGAGATAACGTGAGCAACGATCAAGACGATGTTTTGGAATCTATCAAGTCGAGCGCAGAAGCAGCGGGTTTTGAGGTAATGCAGCCAGAAGAACTTGAGGCACTGGTTGATGCTGGCAAGGAAATGATTGCCCGCGAAGACGAACTGGCCGCACAGCAAGGGCGTCGATTTCTTGATGAGGAACGCGACGGCGAAATCATTGAGATGTGGTTCAAGGACGCGCAAGGATGCCGGTCAATTGACGAGGCCGCGTCATTGGCTCGGAGACTGTTCTCAGATTATCGGCACGACTATGGAACTGTTTGTCGAGCCATGTCCGCATCGCTTGTGGCGATGGCAAACGGGGTTGATCGAGAGCATTGCGGCATCACAGGATTTCAGTCTGGTTTTGTCATGTGGGACTTCATCCGCTACTGGATGAATGGTGGTGAGGACAAGCCACAACGGATGATCGATTACACGCACTTGCTTTATCCGCAATATGACGACAAGTGGGCGGTAACGATATCCGAGGAAACGCGGGAATGGCTACAAGACTATGCCCAGAAGCAGATCGACAGTTGGTCCGGGATGGGGAGTTCCGTTGTCTACGAGCGACTTGAACTTTGGGCCAAGGGCGGTGTTCCCGATTTCGTGACGGTTGGCGAGCCATGACCACCCCCACCGAAGCCGCAATCCTGCGCAGTGACAAGGCTGATGAGTTGTTTCTTGGGACGCCGAGCCGATTTGGCGGACTATCGAACGAGGACGATCTTGCAGCCAACACACCGGCCGAGTTCCGTAAATCCAGCAATCCATGGACAAAGGCAGCCAATACGTGCTTCTTCCTTGGAGCCGACACCCGGCTCTGGAAGTGGCGAACTACGGAACCAGAAGATCGGTTGGAGCAGCTTGCATGTTTCAAGGCCGCGCTATCTGGGTGGGACCTGTCGCACGAGCAGAAGGAAGCCCTGTGCGGGTGGATGCTCAGCGAAATGCTGACTGAGGTACCGACATGAGCAACAAGACGGTGGCCGCACTCCTGCGCACGCTGAAGTCGCTGATGGATAACGGGCAGGTTATTGAACCCGAAGGCGCATGGATCTGGGACGAGGGCCGGTGGAAGCACCTGACGCTTGCCCAAGTGGCCGCCGCGCTGCATGAGGCCGTCGTTGACAGTGAGGGGGAGTAGGGATGAGAACCTACGGCGGTCCTCCACCTAAGCCGAGACGTGTTCCAGACAGATTCAAGTCGCCCACTGAATGGCGGTCGTTCCGATTCCACTCCATGACAGCGGGCCGACTTGACGACAAATGCCCCGAGTGTGGTCACTACGACCTCAGCATCACTCGACTTCGAGACGACAACGATTCAATCCACCGCATCGAACATTGCATGCGCTGTGGATACGGGAAAGGACTAGCAGCATGACCACCCCCACCCACGCCGAGATCGAGGCCACGGCGAAGCGACTGCACAAGGTTCTGTTTCCGGCACACGCCATCATCAGGGGGTCAGACAGATTTGATGCCTGTCTGCACGCCGCCAAAGCCGGCTGGACCGATCAGCCCCGGACGGTGCTGGCGAGTGAGGATCGGGTCTGGTTGGCACTCTTGCAGCACGAAGCTACTCATGCAATGGACCACTCTGAACGAAAAGATTTCGTAGACGCCCTCCGCAACGCCAACCTCATCGGCGAACGACCGCCGACCGAGACGCAGCTGCCGACGCGGAGCGACCTGATGAAACTGCCGTGGATCGCGGGGGCTTCCACAGCAACGGCATATATCCACATTGAGGACATGATCGCAGCCGGATACGCCCGCGAGGATGACCCGGAGCCGGAGCCAATGTCCGACGTTGAGCGAGTGGCACGGGCCATTCACAAGACAACAATAGTCGGCGGCGGGAATTGGGACACAGCGCCTAACCAACCGCTGTACCTCGAAATGGCCCGCGCCGCAATCGCCGCTATCGCACAGGAGCGCACCCCATGACCGACCAGACCAGGAACGAGTTGTCGCCTACGGGCGAGACGCGGCATTGGGGGGTTGACTGGTTCTGCATTGCTTGCCCTGACCGATGTGGCCGTTGTGACCCCCCGACTCCAGTTGTTTGCGGAGACAGAAACGCCCATGAGTACGTCACAAGAGCAATAGACGCTGGCAAAACACCGGGACAAGCAGTAGTAGACCAAATTGCCGCAAGGATAGATTGGTGAGCAACCCCATGACCGACCAGAGGCCGGAGATTGATCCAGTAATGCGACTAGTGCAAGCGGTCGAACAGCACTGCGCGACGTACATCGGCTTTATTGACGGTAGGGTGACAGGCGACGAACTAAGCGTCTACTTCAAGGCTGTCCATGATGCCAAGGAGGATCTGTACACCCGCCTCGCCCGCGACCTCACCACGGCGCTCCGATCCGAGGGGACGGGGGTGGCACGACTGTTCGACATATCTCATGCTGTCGAGAACTCAATCAGTTACAACCCCCAAGTGACCAGCATGGATGACGAGATTGGCAACATCAGTCGGGCCGTTTACGTCGCCCTCACCCACGAGGCCGGGACCGCAGGGGAGGATGGCGCGTGATGGGGTACGGGGAGTACAGCGAACGAGAGTACCTTGAAGGGCTGCGATATGAGGACAAGTTTCCGGACAACGACACCGTTGAGTGTCCACACTGTATGGCCGACATTCCTCGCCTCGCCCGCCCAGCGATCACCGAGGCCCAGGTGCGGGAGAAAGTGGTTACGGCGCTCAATGATGGATTTGCCCTCTCTGACCTAGACCACTTTGGCGTCACCATTGAGGCAAGAGACGAGTTCATCGAGCTGGTTGCAGACGGCATTGTCATGGCGCTCGTCGAAGGAGCCGGGAATGAGCAGTAGGGCACGGGAGGTGCTGGCAAAGGCACACACAGAGGCACATTACACCGAACAAGCCGCTGGACATCCCGAGTGGGTGTTCAAGATCAGCAACAAAGTGGCTAATGCACAACTCAAAGCACTCCACGCCGACAACCTGCGCATTGTGGACGCGGGGGATTTGCGGGAGCGGGTCAAGGCAGTCACCCAGGAACTCGACGACCGGGATTGGTGGTACCGGCACGATCAATGCGTGGACAAGATCGTTGCCGCCCTGAACATGGAGGACCTCGATGGCAATTGATCCGCAGGTCCAGCAGTTGATTGATTGCGCTCGTGATGACGTGAGCATTATCCCTGCCAGGAGAACACACGAACTCGCCGAAGCCCTGAGCGCACGGCTGTTGCCGGAGGATGCGCGGGAACGGATTGCGAAGTGGTTGGCATACCGAACTCCGCTGGCAACAGTCGGATGGGACAAGATGTTCCACATTGAACAGGACCATTTCCTCACACTCGCCGACAACCTTCTCGCCGCCCTCACCACCGATCACCGGGCCGACGCGGGGGAGGGGGAGGGGACGTGAGGTACACGATTCATTTCAGGTCGTTCGAGTACGAGAGCCATACCGTCGAAGTCCCTGACAACGTGCCAGAAGATGTGCGCAAAGAAATGGCATGGAACTTGGCCTGGTACATGTTCAACCACGCCTACGGCTCTGGCGATATGTCATCTGAGGTTGATTACGACTACCCGTGCATTGAGGTAGCTCATCCCGGGTTTACCCTGACTGACTGCCCTGACGCATACGCAGAGTATGAGGTTCCTAACCCCACCACGGACGGGAGCGCGGAATGACCGCACGTCAATGGCTACGCGGCTGGTACCGAATCATCCGGTGGCGATGTTGCGACTGCGGCAAGCGACACATATCTACGTGGAGGCAATGGAGTAAGCACATCGACTTCGACGTACCGCTCTGCTTCGCGTGTCAGGATCGGGAGTGGGTTGGATACAACGAGTCCATGCTACGTGAAGGGAACACGCCATGACCCTGACCCCAGGACAGATTGCGGCGATTGCGGAAGAAATGATCCAGAACTACAAGCGTCGTCAGGCGTGCATCGGCCCGTGGCGAATCAAGCCGCTCAGATGGTTGGCGTCATGGTCAATCGAGTGGAAGCCGCAAGACCTTTGGATTGGAGCGTTCTGGAAGCGAACAGAGCTCAAGCCGTCACTGACAGGCTACGACGTGTGGGTGTGCCTTGTGCCATGTATCCCGATTCACGTCTGGTGGTATCGCCGACAAGCCGACGCCGCTCTCGCATCGGCAGAGGAGGAGTGAGGGGATGCTGAGGCAAGACCGATGGATCAGACCGACGGCTCATGTCGATTTTGAAAAGACTACAGAGCCAAAAACACAACATCCGTACCTGTTATGGATGCGTTTGAACATCTTTTTCCACGGCACCCAAAACGCTGAAAACATTTCCACCGAAAGCGGAAAATACATCGTCACCATCATAGGCAAGGCAAAGCACTGGAAATCAGATCGCAAGCTTGAGGTACATCACCTTGAAGGTGATCTCACTTGCTTGCCCTTCGTTATTGCCTTTGGCGATGAACGTTGCGAAGCGCTTGCCATTGATCACAACTGGAGTCGCAAATGACCCACCCAAGCCCGGCCAGTCGTGAGGTGGTGTGATGGCAGCAGGCAAGAGCAAGCAGCGATGGAAAGAGGCTGAACGTGAAACGGCTAAAGCATTGGGCACGACTCGCATACCTAACAACGGATTTGGACAACCTGATCTGGTTGTGCCTGCTCGTGACGGTCGCCCACCCATCGCTGTTCAGTGCAAAACCAAGGCTGACATTCCGGCCTGGTTTACTGATGCACTGTCTCAGGCAACACTGGATGCGAGTTCAGTTGGAACGGAAGCAGTACCAGCTGTGGTCATCATTCACGCACCCGGATCCGGCATCAGGAAGAAGCGATACGTGATCCTGCGATTCGAGGACGCAGTGAACCTGTTGGCGGGAGAGAAGGCATGACCACGACCGGACAGGGATTCACGATTATCAGGATTGCGAGGGCGACGTGAGCAACTTGATTTCGGCATTGATGAAGCAGGTAGATGACGCCAGAAAGGCGGAGTTTGAACAGACTGAACAACTGAACCTTGGGCGGTTCATCGAGGCGCTGAGGGCGGTGCGACAAGACTTAGTGATAGTCGGACCCGACCGACACAATCCAAGCAGATTCATCAGCTGGCGAGGCATCTACGCAGAACTTGCGCTGGACTACCCCGGCAAAGAATCAATGACCGTTGCCGAGTTGTTGAACCATGCGGAGAAGGCCGACGGATCGACGTTTACGGGGTACAAGGGTGGCGATTTCACTATGGACCGAAGCACACCCGTATGGTGGGATCAGTACGGAGTTGGTGACCATGATGCAATTGTGGGAGTGGTTGACAAGGGCGAGTATGCAGAGATTCTCGTCAAGGACACCGATCCATTTGGTGACGCATGACCCCGATCGAACGAGCAGGCGTCGGTCAGTGCCGTGCGCTGGCCAGCGTCCACGCCCGCCCGCTCATGGGCAAGGATAGCAACCATTCGATTTCTTCTAACAGTTGGAGGTAAGCGTCGGTGAGTGAGTCGATAGATTTCTCGACTTTGGCATCTGGCCTGTTGGCAGCGGGGTGGGAGCTTGACTCTGAGTACAACGACCTGATTCAGTGGAGGTGGCAGTCTCCCAACGTGGATCACTGGATCGACATCACAACCGACCAGAATCGCATTGACGTGATGACCTGTCGGGGAGCAGACGATGGTGACAATTTCGTTGAGGATGTGAACATCAGCCATCCTAGATGGCGACCGCTAATAGCTTGGGTGTTGGATTACCCTGTCGGGACATTCAACATTGGTAAATCAGCGCGTGAAAACCTCAATCCATTTTGCGGGGAAGGCAAGTTCACCGTGGTCAACTCCAAGTGGGACCACAAACGATTCCCACATCCACCGGGATACACCCCGCCGGACAGCGAACCAGCACGCGACGACAGGATGGGAGGTGAGCGGTGAGTGAGAATACACAGGTCAAAGCCTACTTCCGCAAGGCACTGTCAGGGGAACTAACGCGACGAGAGATATTCCAGCAGGGGGCAAGGCTGGGCGTGAGCCCAAACGTGATTGGCATGTTGGCGATTGCGTCTAGCCTCTCTACCCCCGCGCCGACCAGCCCGAGCGGGGAGGAGGGTGACAGGTGAGTATCAATGGGCGAATCGCCGATGTGCAGACTGAATGGCCGTGGCCGTGGGGGATGGACGCGCGTGCCCCGTTCCTGAATGCACTCAAAAGACACTTGCCGAATTACCATGTCGGCGAGATGTTTCCATCTATGCCTGTCTCGGGGTATTCGGGTCAAACCGTCCGCATATACAAGCACGGAAACGATGCGGCAACGGTCATGCTCTTTCACCAAGAGCCGGACCCGGAATTGTGGCGTGGACTCGGGGAGGCGATGATCGAACTAGCCAACTCAACCACCCCGGCCCCGAACGCGGAGACACCGGAGACGGGAGAGACGGAGTAGATGGATCACAGAACGAACCTTTTGCAAGAGACGATCAGCAACATCACTGAGCATGATCGAAGCGTCGATGATGTTCAGTACGTGTCGCGGTCAACAAGCGGGTGGGACGATATTGAACCTGAGTGGTGCACCTGGGAAGAGTTCGCAAGTCGTGCGGACTTTGAATACTATGCAGGGTACGGCGGGGAGGAAATCAACACATCGCTCAAGGTCGTCGGATCAAACTGGTGGCTTGAACGTCACGAGTACGACGGCAGTGAGTGGTGGGAGTTCAAGACGATGCCAATGAAGCCGTCACTGCACGTCCCCGATTTCAACCTCAGAAGGCGAGAATGACCCCGATGCCCCCTGACGAGCAGGACATCCCGCAGGACGAGGCCATTCGCGTGCTGACCGAGATACTCAGGCAGGTGGAGGAGATGGAATGGGATACCGATACATTTCACTGAGGCGACGATATGGCGACCTGGTATACCGATTGGCTCGAATGAGGGCGTTCGATATTTCCGGTGGCATGTGTCATTACTGTCAACGTCAAATAGAGCCTGACTGCTGGGACCTTGATCATGTGATTCCATTGTGTCGCGGTGGGGCGGATGATTGGGGAAACTTGGTTGCATCGTGCGTCGCATGCAATCGCAAGAAGGGACGAATGACTGGTGATGAGTTCTTGCGAGAATTGTCAAGGCACGATGCAGCCTGACCGCCCGCCCGTCTGGCTACCGCTGACGTTCGGCGTCTTCGTCGGCATGGACCTCGGACTCCTGGCGGCTATCGTGTGGCTGGGGTGGCTATGATTGATCGGCTACTAGCGCTCCCGCTCCGCGTCATCAACGTGATCCTCGGCGGACTGGTGGGCGCGCTGCGGCGAATCAACCCATGACCGCCGCCCTGCGCTTCTGGTTCTACCTGATCGTCGGCGCCTGCGGGCTGGCGTGCGGGGCGGTTGGTATCGGACTCCTGGTAGACGTGCTACCATAATGGCGTTCCTTACAGACTGACCACCGTCGTGCTTGCCGCACCTGGCAGGTTTAGCGTGGGCAAATCCCCTCAACGCTTCACCGATAAGCAAGAGTTGTGGTACCGGGCTTACATCGGCCCGGCGCGGTTCAACGCGACCGAAGCCGCCCGGGTTGCCGGTTACAAGGACCCCGAACAAGCAGGCTTCGAGAACAAGAAGAATCAAGCACTTCGCGCGCGCATAGACGAAGAGCTGGACGCGCTGTCCGCTTCGTCCTCGGAGGTACTAGCCCATATCGCTGAGATTGCAACTGCGGAGTGGGATCGATTTCAAGTGATCCGGTACGACCCGAAGACCGGAGAGGTATCTGAGACTCGCTTCGATCTTGGCGACAAGGTCAAAGCACTGGAACTACTTGGCAAGCATCACCAGCTCTTTACTGACAAGGTCAATATCGGCGGTGACTTCCTCGACGTGCTCAAGGCGTTTGGTCGTGGCAATTGATCCCGATGTCGCTCGCGGCATAGAGCGTGTTCGCTCCGATCCCGGCGCGTTTATGAACACGTTCCTGGGCGCGGATCTGTGGCAAAAGCAGATCGAAATCGCCGAGAGCGTTCGCGATCACAGGCGAACCGCCGTCAAGAGTTGTCACGGTTCGGGGAAGTCGTATCTTGCGGCACGTATCGTCATCTGGTTCCTGCACGCCTTTGCGAACAGCATCGTCCTGACCACCGCGCCTACCCAGAATCAGGTCAAGAACATTCTCTGGCGAAACGTCAACGCAGCGTTTCAGGAGAAAAAGCGACCACTTCTGGGCCGATGCCTCCAAACGCAGTACGACATCGATCCATCCTGGTATGCGCTGGGATTCAAGAGCGAAGACACGGCAGCTGACCGGTTTCAGGGATTCCACGCTGAGAATGCGCTTGTCGTGATTGACGAGGCTGCCGGCGTCGATGATCGGGTGTACGAGGCACTGGACGCCGTGATGACGTCTGAGGCCGCGAGGATGTTGCTGATTGGTAACCCCACCAATCCCACCGGCGAGTTCAATGCGGCATTCGGCAGCAACCGCAGTCTCTACAACACGATCACCATCAAGGCTTCTGACACGCCGAACATTCAGGCCGGCAAGACTATCCGCCCGTACCTCATTACCCAGCAGTGGATTGACGACGCGGTTGAGAAGCATGGTGCTGACTCGCCATACGTTAAGGCGCGCGTTGATGCGGAGTTCCCGACCATCAGTGAAAACAATCTGATTCCGCTGGCATGGGTCGAGCGAGCGAACGCACGCAAGATCGATGATCACAGTGGTGTCATGGAGGCAGGACTCGACCCTGCCCGTATGGGGACTGATCAGACCGGATTCTGTATTCGACATGGCATGACCCCACTACTTGAGACAGCATGGTCGGGACTAGACACCATGGAGACGGTTGGAAAAGTCCGTACCATCCTCTCTGAGTATCCCGGAGTGTCCGCAATCAAGATTGACGTGATTGGCATCGGGGCCGGGGTCTACGACCGCCTGCATGAAGAGGGCTACCCGGTTGTCCCCGTGAACGTGTCAGGGAAGTCGAGTGATCCGGAACGATGGCCGAATCTGCGGCATGAGCTGTGGTGGGAGTTTCGGGAATTGTTTCGCACGGACCAGATCAGCGGCCCGATTGATGACATGACCATCGGACAGATTACAGCGCCACGGTACTCGTACAACTCCCGCCACTCCGGCGCGATCATCGAGTCAAAGGACGACACGAAGAAACGGCTTGGACGCTCACCTGACCGGGCTGAAGCAATGATGCTTGCGTTTCTAACTCCGCATTCCAGTCGCGGCGAGTTTGAGGAAACGCCTGCTGAACTCGCCGAAGTTTTCGCCTCCATGGGGATTGGCTGACATGAGAATCGACTACACCGCAACGTCCGCCATTGTGCGGGGTATCGCTATCGACCTGGCGGGCAAGGCGCTCGGCTGGCTGATGGTGCTGGCTGGACTGTGGGTCGCTGTCGCGGTGATCGTCGGCAGCGTACACCTCGCTGAGATGATCGGGGAGCAGTTGCCATGAGCCTGCTGAATCGCTGGTCCCGTCTCGGTCAGGCATCCATGCGGTCTGCGTCCGCCGTCAATCAGGCGCAGTCCAACCGCAAGACGCTGGTCGAGGTCTATCACATGCTCGAGCGGTATTACGCCAACGAGCAATTCAGCACCCTCTATACCGCCGACGGAACCGCGTACTCCGGCAACCGATCGATCTACAACCCGACCAACCGCGTTGTCGGGTTCTATGCCGGGCGCGTCTACTCGGACGCATGGTCGGACGACGGCAAACCGCTATCTGACGGATCGCCCTCCACCGTGCCGTTCAGTGACGACGTCGAGGACGATGTCCGGCTGGCGTCGATGCAGGCGCTGACGTGGTCGAACTGGAACCGCCGCCGGTATCGCTACGTCCGCACAGGCGCGATCTACGGGGACGTCGCTCTCAAGCCGCACCTGGACATTGAGCGCCGCAAGGTCTACGTGCAGATCATCGACCCGGAATACGTCACCGACATTCGGTTCAACGAAACCGGCGACGTGATCGAATACCGAATCGACATCCCGACGCAGGACGACGACCTGCAGCGGACAACTTACCTGCACGGTGAGCGGTGGACTAAGGAATCGTTCACGACCTATCGGGACGACCGGGAAGTGTCGATAGACGGCATGCCCGCGACACAGGCCAATCCGCTCGGCTTCGTGCCGTTCGTGTGGGTCAATCACCGCGATCTGGGTGGCGTGCATGGCGCTCCGGCCATCGATACCGTCATCCCCAAGATCGACGAACTGAACGCGATTGTGACCGCGTCGCACGACTACATCGACAAGCTCAACAAGCAACCGATCGGTATCGCGTCCGACTCCAAGTGGGGGCGTGGCGCGAACGACGTCATGGTGATCGACTCGGATCCAGACGGTACGGGTCGCAAGCGTTCCGGCATCCTCAAGGGACCGGGCGACATGCGGACGTTCAACCTGCTGCAAGACCTCGGTCTTGGCCCGTCCCTGGAATACGTCCGCGAACTCATCAGCGAGATCGAGAAGGACCTGCCAGAGACGGTGGTCGATGAGCAACTCCGCTCCATGCAGCAAGTGACCGGGCCGGGCGCGTCGCGAATGATGGCTGACGTGCAGAACCGACTCTTCGAGGCGGAAGGCAACTACGACGCCGGACTGATCGACGCGTGCCAGATGTGCATCAGCATGGGCGCATTCGCGGCCCGCTCTGGTCTGTGGGGTCCGACGTCGCAGATGACCGAAGGCCAGCGGCTGTTCCTGCCGTTCGACCTGACCAGTTATGACCGGGGCGAACTGGCGATGGATTTCTTGCAGCGTCCGCTGATTACCGAAACGGCCATGGAGCGCACGCAGTTGGCATTGACCCGCGAGCAACTCAAGACGGCGACCGGACTCTCGGAGAGCGGCTACAGCGACGACGAGATTTACGGCGAAGGCAACGTACCCGATCCGAAGCCTGGCATCCTTGAGGACCGGCAGGCTCAGACACAGACGGCTGGTTCGCTCTTCGGTGGGCTGATCAATCAGGGCGTCGTCTAGTGACCGACCGCACGCCACTCACGTACAACGGCGCGGTCACGGCCTACCGGCAACGGCTGCTCCAGGGTGACGCCATCGCGCTGCAGGCCATCACCGACGAATACAAGGTCGTCCGCAAGAATCTGATCGACGCGATTGCCGATCTGGCAGCGGACCTCGACGGCGCGCCCGATCCGTCCGACGTCTTCAAGACGGCCCGGTACAAGGCGCTGATTGACCAGATCGACGCAGAGATAGCCCGACTCGCAGCACAGGCCGAGACGGTCATCACTGACGGACAGGCCGCTTTCGTGCAGTTCGGGCAGCAGGAGGCGAAGTCTCTGGCCGTCCTGAGCGCCGCCGAGTCGTCCGTCGCGCTAGCCGCACAGGTCAACGCAGGATGGGCACAACTGAACACCGGCGCGGTGCGTGACCTCGTAGGGCGGTTGTCCGACGGCTCACCACTCAGCGACTACCTGAACGGTCTCCCGAACCAGTTCGGCATGACCATCCGGGCGGAACTGATCAACGGGCTCGCGCTCGGCAAGCACCCGCGTCTCATCCGGCAGAACCTTGAGGACCGGCTCGACGGTCAAGTGACGAGGTTGTTGACGACAACACGCACCGCGATCCTGGACTCGTATCGCTCATCGAACATTCTCGCCATGCAGGAGAGCGGCGTCGTGGACGAATGGATGTGGACGGCAGCGCTGGATAGCCGGACATGTGCCGCATGCCTTGCGCTGCACGGCAAGACGTTCCCAGTCAGCGAATCGTTCATGGGCAGCCACCCCGGATGCCGGTGCGCTCCGCGTCCGATTGTGCCGGGTGCTGGCAAGCCGAACATCCCCGACGCGCAGGAGTTCTTCGCTGAACTGGATGCCGGACAGCAGGACGCGATCCTCGGCAAGAAAGGCGGACAGGCGTACCGCGACGGGCAGGTCGGACTCGGTGACTTCGTGCACCTGGACCGTGACCCGCGTTGGGGTGACCGCTACCGGCAGGGCAGCGTCAAGGATGCTATCAGGAGGGCGAGTTGAACGATTCGGAGCATGCGTATTGGTCTGGATACTTCCGGACTCTCGCCGATCAAATAGGGCTCAAGGATTGGATCGTTGACCTGATGCGCGAGACGCCTGACGTTGATTGGGCGGGCGCATCCATGTTGACGGTATCCGGGCGCAAGATCGTGCAGATCAAGCTTTCCAAGAACTGGGCGACGTTCGACCCGGAAGAGCAGCGGCACTTTGCACTGCACGAGCTGGTCCACGTCTTCACCGACGAGGTCGATACCGCGATGTGGCAAGCACGAGAGGTTATCACCGGCGATGCGTTCACGTTGCTTGAGAAGATCGTCAAGGATCGAATTGAGTTTGCAACCGACGCACTAGCCGCTGCTATCGGGCATGCGTTCCCACTCCCGCCGAAGGTGAAAGCGTGACTGCCAAGCCGCTCCCCCTCATCGTCTGGCGCTGCCCGTCGTGCGGCAATGTGCTGGCGCGCATCGCCCTGAAGCCCGGCAGCGTGGTCGAAATCAAGTGCAAGCGCTGCAAGACCATTGCCACGAAAGAGGCAGCCTGATCGTGTGCTAGACTCAGGCTACAACTGAGCGAGGCCGTACAGGCCCGGAAGAGACGACCCGAGAGGTCCGACTTCCGGGCCTTTTTGCGTGTCTCTCGCCTACAGGGCGCGATGCCCAGGGAGACGCAGACGCGATGTCTGAACCAACCGCCGAAGAGATTGCCGCCGCGAAGGCAGCAGAAGACGAGAAGCGGAAGCAGGTCGAGGCTGATGAGGCCGAAGCCAAAGAACTCGGCGAGAAGGGGGTCGCTGCCCTCAAGGAAGAGCGACAGGCCCGGAAGACTGCCGAGAAAGCCGCAAAGGACGCGGCTGACGAACTCGCCACATTGCGCAAGGAAAAGGCAGACGCAGATGCCGCGAAGGCCAAGGCAGACGCCGAAGACGCAGCCGCGAAGGGCGAATGGGAGAAGTTGGCAACCGAACGGGAAACCGCACTGGCTGCCAAAGAGTCCGCCGTCAAGTCACTGACCGAAGAGCGCGACGCGCTTCTGGCCCGTGTCAAGACATTTGAGGACGCGGTCGCTGCCGAGATTTCCGAATGGATCAAAGCCCACAAGGACCAGCACGCCGACCTCATGGACTACTACCCCGGCGATGACGCGACGCTGGAACAGAAGCGCACCTGGTTCGACAAGACCCGCAAGAACGTGGAGTCGCGAACCGAGAACGGCGTGAAGTTCCCGAAGACGCCGAACGCCACCAAGGGGACCGATGCGAAGGCGGACGAGGCAGCTCGTCAGGCCGCGAGTCGGGCCAATCAACGCAAGTTCTAGCGAACAGGAAACATCATGGCTGATATTGCAGTCGCAACCGCAGGACGGATCCACGTTGTGGAATCGATCCAGCAG